CATATGCGGCAAGTGCCTGATACATTCTGGAATTGCCCATGAATGTCCAGACCATGCATTTGCGGCCTTTCAAATAATCGTAACTCACAGGGCATCACCTCCGTCCTGCATTTCCTGAAACTCAACATAGATGCGTGCAGACTTTTTATCTGCTACAGTAATCGGGTGCTTGCTGTCACCGGCAGCGGAGTATTGGAAAAAGCCGTCCTTGGATGTTGTAGCACCGTTCTTCAGGCACTCCCTCGTAGAAGCGAAAAGGTCAAATTCATCACCGGCAGCAGCCGTTGCTTTAAAAGTAGCCTTATGAGCACCTTCACCCAGCGCAAGCGATATATTTCCGGCAGCCATCGCTTGAATCGGAAAGACCTTGTAGTCAAGACCAGCAGCAGTGGAGCCGAGATTGAAGATGACACAGGTTGCAGCGGAGCGGACGATGCCGTTATAAAATCTCTTGCCTGCTTTCGCATCGTCGCCATCGTATTTTTCCAGAAACGTTTCGGTGCTGATGACAAAGCCTGTGACTTTATCACCTTCCTGCAGCATCAGGTCGGTAAACCAGACCGAACCGGTGCAATCTGTGATGGTGGGCTTTACCATAATGTTTACGACGCGCTTATCCTGCTTTTTTGTAATTGTCTCTGTAAAGCGTGTAAACTCCGGCATTTATCCGTCCTCCGTCCATTGAATTTCTGATACATGGCCTACCCAGCCGGTGGCGATGGAGCCGCCCTGCAGGAGCATATCTGTTATATATACAGTTCCGGTGCAGTCGGTCACGCATACCCGGATGGTGATCTTTGTGACGCGGCCATACTGAGGAGAGACATCCTGTGCCACGTGTGTAAATGAAGCCATAGAAATCCCTCCTTCAGATCAGGTCTATAAATCGTGTTTCCGTTGTTCCGTCCTCGTATTCAAAGGTCACCTCAATGCCCACCTGTCCATTCGTACCTTTTGAGAGATTCTCAGAGGCAATCTGCGCCGAAAAGGTATAGCACTGCCGGTTGGCGGGCGTTATGGTCTGTGAAAGACTCTTTGTGGTATTCAGCGCACCTTCGCATTTGAAGGAAGCCGTGCCGGATACGCCATTATCTGCATCCACGGTAAATCCGGAGTTTTGCCAGTAGCTAAGACCGGAATCTGCTCTGGAATTACGCAGGTGATTAAACGGCACCAGATCCTTCATTTCCTGACTGTCTATCAGATCGGTAGACTCCAGCGTATCGGCTGCGTTATCCCAGCGTGAGGAGGAATCGCCCAGCTCCCGGAGGGTAGTGGAAAGCTCCAGCACCGTATTCCAAGGCTCCTGCAGGTTGTATTCCCTACGGACGATTCTGGTCTTTACAGACAAGTTCAGGTCATCATCCTTCACCATGACCGTATCGCCCAGCGCCCATGTTTCATGTTCATAGCCGGTCAGTACCGACAGATCCATCGCCTTTAGCACATAGGAGATACGCGGAGAGGCATAGTCCGCCAGACGCATGTTGGCATATTCCAGCATCTGATATGGATTGGTGAAGTTCGAGCAATCCAGCGTAGCAATTCGTATTTCGGAAGTATAGGTCGTGTCCTGCACATACTCGTTGCCGCCATTGATCGAAGCAAAGGTCATGCCGTCCTTGCCATAGGCGTAAAGCCTTGTAATCAGGCTGGTCGTATCAATGACGCGTTGGATGGATTTCATGTTTTTCTTGTAGCAGAACAGTACGCCGGAATCCTCACCGGAGAAGGTTAGGAGCTTCACGATCCTGTTTGCGTTATCAAAAATCAGGTCGCCGCCGTGAATGTTCTGTACTGCACGCAAGATTGCCAGCGCGTTTTTCTCAGAGCAAGTCCAAGTACGCTTTGTGGAGACATTAACCGTGCCCACATCCCAGTCGGTACCTTGCAGGGCATAAGCCATCGGCACATCAGCCGTGTCTGCGTTAAAGGTAATCTCGTCCTTTTTTACGGAGTAGGCAAGGTCATAGAATGCCGCTTCCGCATAGACCGTGGTGATGGCCTTGCCGCTTTCTTCCTTGTCGTCCGTAATCGTGCGGATGCGATAGGTGTCGCTGACAATACGCACGGTCTTTTCGTTATCAATATAGGCGCGTTTGCTGTCCTGAAACGGCAGCTTAAATTCCAGCTCATCCACGCCGTTGATCTCACTGGTCACTATGATGTCATAGGCGTTATCCAGCACAGCTTCCACATTCCCGTCTGAGTCCAGAATGACTGGTCTTGCATAGCCAAGTTTGGTATAGAGCGGCTTTGGATTATCGTACAGACTGATAGATGTAAGCGTAGGCGTCCTCGCCGTATTTGTGGTAGAAAGCGTGACGCGGTATTTGATGTATTTCTTTGCAGGAGATTCCAGCTCGCCGTTTGCGCCGACAGCCTGCCACTCTGTCCAAGTGGAGAGGTCATCTGAGGTGGCTGTTTCCACAAGCGCGATAGAGGTTTCTCCCGGAGAGTAATCTGCCTTCACAGAAACTCTGCCGTTGCCGGTAACGCCACAGTCCCTTGCTGCGGTAATGAGCTGACCGCTTGACGGATAGACAGAGTCTGTGGCTCGAAGTGTAACGACATCTGCTGTTGTCAGGCCGTCCACATCACCGGTCAGATCTGCGCCGTTTGCAGAGAGTAACTCCAGAAAATATTCTGCAAGGTCATCAGCTGTCAAATCAGAGTCGCAGTCGAGGAACCAGTCATCGAAGCCGCCTGCATACCAATAGGAGTCCGCGTGCATTCCCCAGATGAGGTCTGCCACACAGCTACGATTCAGCTCGCCGGTAAAGGTCAGCACGCTTGACTGCCAAACCGTACCGGAGCTCTTATCGCCAAGGATATACTGCGCCGTCTTTGCATTTGGCTTAATCACGCAGGCAATAAAGTACCAGTAGCCGTTTAGCAGAGAGAACGATGGCGTTACCGACGTATCGAGGATCAGAGAACCGGAGGAGTTATACAGCATAATCCTCGGTTTTCCTCTGAGCAGCGACAGATAGAAAATCGGCTGCCCGGAACCATAGCGGGTATTCAGGATCGGAGTATAGGTGTTGCCGACTGAATATGTCGTAGGCTTCATCCAGCCGCCGACCACGATGGTTTCACCGAGATTTGAGAAGATACTGCCGTCGTTTTCCACCTTCAGGTAGGTTTTCTCTGAAGAAGGATTATTGATGTTCATCTGGAAGTAGCGACCGAAATTGCCTGTTTTTAGATCAGCGGTGGTGCCGCTCCAGTTATGAATATATGCCTTGCGATCTTTCCCGGAGGAATCCGCCAGATAATCATCTGCATCCGGCTCTGATTCGTTAAAACGCCAGAGGCCGTCAGGAGCCCATGCAGCCGGGAACTCGCCGGTGAAGGCATCTTGGGTATTCAATATATTTTTAAGAGCCATGCAAAATCACCTCCAGCGGCTTCTGGCTTGAATGTTCAGTTCCGTAAATGTTGTATTTGTGCCGACCGCAGCAATCACAATGGTGTTATCTCCCGTATTTAAGACCGGGAAGTTCAGCTCCGACAGAAGCGGGAGACCGTTTCGAAGCGTTTCTCCATTAGAATCAACTACTTTTGCCGTCATAAGGTCGGAGTCAATAATCAATGTTTCTCCGGAGGCAAGCCGTCCAATGATCTGAAGCTCGCTGCCGTTTGTGGTTATGGAGATATACGAGTCCGTCCCGGAAGGAATTACACCCTTTAAGGAGTAGACTGGGTAGGACTCGATATTTCCAAGAGCGCGTGAAGCGGTAAAGGTTCCGGCTTCCGCAAAATCAAAGGTCTCGTCTGATATGGCATAGCCATAAGGGTCTGGGCAGAAAAATTCCAGATCGAAGGTGCAGGAATTGCGTACTGCCCGGTCAAAGGAAAATCCGGACGTCAGCCTTGCTTCATACACTCGTCCCGGTTCCTTGTCCAGAATGAGCTGGCAGAGGCCGTTGTCCGGATTCAGCCATTCGATAATATCGTCCTTCTTTGAAAGAAACTGCTCATCTGTCTCTCCCGGAGGAATGAAGCAGGAAATCAGTATCTTTCGCTCGGATACCGTTTCTCCGAAATCAAGCACGCCGTGCCGTCCGGGCATGGTGATCGTGTTGTTTCTAAGCTCCGGCATACGGTATTCGTTTGTAATCCTTGTCGCAAGCCCCATAGACTGGGAGGTTGTTCCGTTAAATGAAAATCCCATATTACACCAGTCCTTTCGCCCTGCGTCCGGCAGTCAGCAGTGTGTTGAGCTGTTGAGAAATCTTCCGGATATCGTCGTCGCTTCTGACACTCATTTCCTCGATATTGATGAGAGGCTGGTCGCCTGAAACACTGAGGGTAGCGCTGCTTACTGCATCCTGAATCATGGAACGCAGCGAGCTCACACCGACCACAGCTTCATCACCGGCCTCACCGCCGCCAAGAAGCGTGCCGCCGCTCTGGCCGAAGATGGTCGCATCCTTTAAGATCATGCCGCCGGACATCGCCTTCTTATACCAGTCCACAGAAAAGTGCGGTATGGATGGCGGGTTCAGCGAGAAGCTGCCTGTGATGGAGAAATGCGGCAGCTTGATCTTCGGCAGGCTCCAGCTGAAGTTGAATACGCTCTTCAGCTTGTTCACGATGCCGGAGACCGTACTCCAGATGGTATTGAATACATTGGAGATCGTATTTTTGATCCCGTTTAAGATATTGGACACCGTGCTCTTGATCGCATTGAAGCCATTGCTGATGCCGGACTTCATGGTATTCACCACATTCATGACCGCGCTCTTAATGCCGTTCCACACGGAAGTGACCACGCTCTTTACGGCATTGAAAATCGTAGAGGTCGTAGCCTTTATGGCGTTCCATGCGGTGGTAATGACCGTCTTTATGGCATTCACGACAGTTTCAACAGCTGTTTTTATCGCGTTCCAAACAGTGGTCACCACAGTCTTTATCACGTTCAGGACGGTTTCGATGATCGTCTTGTAGATATTGAAATAGGTGGTCACTAAAGTTTTGATTGCATTGAATATGGTTTCAAAAAAGCTCTTGATGCCATTCCAGATCGTAGAGATAACCGTCTTTATGGCATTCATCACGGTTTCGACCGTGCTCTTTATCGTGTTCCATGCTGTGGATAGAAAGCTGCTGATTGCATTTACCACGGTAGTGAAGGTGTTCTTTATTGCCTCCCAGATACTGACGAAGAAGTCCTTGATCGCCGTCCATACTGTAATGGCGATTTCCTTGACCTTTTCCCAAAGGTTGATCCAGAATTCTCTGAAGCCCTCGCAGTTGTTCCACAGGTAGATGAAGGCTGCCACCAGAAGGCCGATAGCCGTAATGATCAGGCCTATCGGATTTGCCGCCATAACAGCGTTTAGTCCTGCCATCGCCGTTTTTACTCCCGCCATAGCGGAGGTGACGGTCGGAATAATGGTCATAATCGTACCGACCGCGGAGATCACCTTGCCGACTATTACAAGTACCGGCCCGATTGCAGCAGCCACGAGCGCAATCTTTACGATCATCTGCTGCATAGGCTCTCCGAGGTTGTTCCACCATTCGGCGAGGGATTTCAGCTTGTCAGAGAGCTCTTTAAGGACAGGAGCAAGAACTGACATCAGGGAGTTGCCGACCTCTGCACCGGTTTCCTTCAGAGAATTCATCGTCATCTGGAACTGGTCAATCGGGTCGAGTGTCTCATTGAAGGTATTCTCGACACTGCCTTCAAAATCACCGAGGAAGCCGGAGAAATCCGACAGGTTGAGCTTTCCGGTCTGCACGGCATTGTAGATGGAGGCACCGGCCTTACTGCCGAAAAGGTCATAGGCCGCCTGCAGCTTTTCTGCATCGCTTCCGCTTCCCTGCATGGTAGCAGAGAATTCCGCAAGTGCCTGATCCAGCGTTTTGCCGTCTGCCGTTGCATTCTTCATGGCTGTCTTTAAGCCCATCATGGCGGCAGATGTATCAAGGCCGGACATTTCCACCATGCCCATAAAGCCAGCGGCCTGCTGGGCAGTGAGTCCCATTTCCTTCAGCTGCGCGGCATTGGAGGAGAGGGCATTTGCCAGCGTGTCCATATCAATGCCGGTGGCCTGACCGGTAGCGTTTAAGGCGTCCAGAAGATTATCTGCCTCGGAAGCGTCCATGCCGAAGGCATTCATGACGGAGGATACATTGTCGATAGATGTCGAAACATCGGTATCATTGAGCTGGGCAAACTTGATGAATTTTGCCGAGAGGTCATCCAGCGCCTGCCCGGTCAGGCCGAAACGGGTGTTGACCTCGCCAACAGCAGCACCGGCAGTTTCGAAGTCCGTCGGTATCTCTGTGGCGAGGTCTTTTACGATCTGGCACATATCTTCCAGCTCATCGCCGGTAGCGCCGGTTTTCTGTGCAACGATGTCGAGGCCAGCGTCCACCTCGTTAAAGGCTGCAATGGAGGCAGCACCGATGGCGACAATAGGAGCCGTGACATGTGTCGAGAGGCTTGTGCCGACATCAGATATCTTCCCGCCGACCTCCTGCAGCTTGGAACCGGTTGCCTTGAGTGTAGCGGAGATAGAAGTATCAGTATTTTTGCACTGCTGTTCGAGGTTTTTGAGCTCGTTTTCGGTCTCTATGATCTCACGCTGCCATGCATCATATTGCTGCTGGGT